GCGAGCAGCTCGAGACAGCACCGGCGGCCGCGGCGCCGGCGGGCGGGCTGTGCCGGTGCGGCAAGCACCCACGCGCACCTGGTCGGTTGTTCTGCGAGAGCTGCTGCACGGAGTACGCGAAGCTCTGGACGCCAAGCCCGCCATCGGGCAACCAGCTCGCGGGGTGGCCGACATGAGCCTGCCCACCTACCGAATCGTGGTGCCGTCGCGCAAGCGGCCGCACAACATGGAGACGATCCGCTGGCTCCTGCCGTCGGCCACCATCGTGATCGACGAGCGCGAGCGCGCGGACTACGCGCCATTCGTGCCGGCGGAGCAGCTCGTCCTGCACCCGCCGTTCGACGGTCTGCCCCGCGTGATCAACTGGTGCATGGAGCACTTCCAGGAGGAGTCGCTGGTGTTCAGCGACGATGACCTGCAGGGCGTTCAGTGCAACGTCGGGCACAAGCGCTACATCGTCGACGCGGAGGAGATCCTGGCCGTCATCGAGAACACGATGCAGTGCTGCGCGGATCTGCGCCTGACGTGCTTTTGCTGGAGCCGCACGCCGAACACCACCATCATCCGCCCCGACAGCCGGCCGATCGTCCCGACGCAGCTCGCCGGATCCGTCTGGGGTTGCATGGGCGCGGCACGCAAGCGGCACTATGACGAGCAGCTCACTGCACACGCAGCGGTCGACTGGACGCTGCGCACGCTGCTCCAGGACCGCTGCATCTACACGGACGTGCGCTACTACTTCGACGTCGGCCGGATCTTCAGCGGCGCCGGCGGCAACGTCGGCGTGGTGACGCCGGAGAGTTACGCGGCCACCACCGAAACGATCCTGCGGCGGTGGGGCAAACACGTGAGCTTCCAGCCGCCGGCGTTCGCGAAGAAAGGCAAGCGGGCATCGAGCGCGATCTCGATCCGCGTCTCGCGCACCAACGCGGCCGCGCAGAAGTAGATGCGGCGCAAGCCGGCATATACACCATGCAAGCTGTTCTACGACGGCGCGATCGACCTGGAGCCCGGGCACTTCCTCAAGACGCCGGCGGGATCCTGCTACCTGGTGCAAGAGATCCGGCGCGACAGCAAGCGCGACTATCGGCAGCACCTCAAATGCCTGCGCTGGCCGGTGGAGGAGATCCCGAAGGATGCCAAGGTGCACGCACTCCACTGGTATCCACGGGTGAAAAAAAGAGGGCGCCGGCTTTCGCAGACGCCCTCCCCGACAGCTCGCGCCAGGACTTGAGCTGTCTACCCCCAACGGATCAATCAGGCCTTCAGCGCATCGCAGAGGTTCGCGTACTCGCGGATCTCCGGGCCGCGCAGCACGATCGCGAACGCGGCCGGCACCTTCTTGTCGTTGTAGCGGACACCCTCCGGAATGTCCTTAAACTCGATCCGCGTGCCACGGCCCTCGCGCAGCATGTGATTCGCGGCCGCCTGCTCGATCTGCCCGAACACCGAGTAGATAGCGAGCTGCACCTTTTTCTTCCGCATTGCCATGGGTCACGCCCTCCCTTTGATCGCCAGATCCGCGGCCGCGAGCATCGCGTCGAATTCCTGGCGGGACAGATCTCCCTCCGGGTCGAACACGATGTACTGCCGCAGATTGAGCAGCGCCTGGGTGCGCGCGTTGACGCCGTTCGCCGCGGCCGCGTAGGCCCGGCGCAGCGTCAGCCGGAACTCGACCCACCACTCGAGCACGTCGTTGCCGCCAACCTTGTAGTCACCCTCGCTGGTCTCGTCATCGAAGTCAGGCGCGTTGTAGTCGAGTGCCGCGGCCACCAGCTCGAGCAGCGTGGTGATCTCGGTCGCGCGCGCCGTCGCCATGAGCTCAACAAGTCGCGGGCGGATCTGCGAGAAGAAGTCGACGAAATCGGCGGCCTCCACCGGCTCGTCATTGTCGAAGGCCTCGGCCTCGTAGGCGAGCAGATCGTCGATCGCCGGCAGCAGCGCGATCGCCTGGGAAACATCGGATTCGGTTTGCATGGTCCCTCCTGGGTGTCAGTCGATCGCCTGAATGATCTCGTTAGCTTCGGGGTGATCCATCGCGTACTCGCGCAGCGCGTGGAACTTCTCGGCCAGCACCTGCGTCGGGAACTCGAAGGACAGGTGCGAATAGGCGTGCAGGCACATGACGATGCCGATCGCATCGGCCGACAGCTCGCCCTGGTAGCCGTTGCTCTCGCAATCGAGCATCCACTTGCCGGCGAGCGGTCCCGCCGGCGGGCGCATGTAAAAGCCGCCGTTCGACAGTTCGATGAACTCCCAGAAGCCACCTTTGTAGCCAGCGGCCTGGGCATCCATCGTGTCGTACACGCGGTTCTCGAACACCTGCATCAGCCGGCCGGCGCCGAAGTGCTTGGGCAAGGTCTGGATCCTTTGATCCAGCGGCACCAGCGTCGGCGTGATCGGCACGCAGCTCATCGTTTGTTGCTCACTCATCGTTGCCTCCCTGGACGCGCTCGCGCTCGGCTTTCAGCGTCCACATTTCGTAAGCCTCATCCTCGTAGCGGTCTTTCGCCGGAGGAGTCGGGATCAGTTGGGTTGAGATCGAACGGAAGTACTCGACACCGCGCCCGGCCTTGCGGCCGATGGTGGTGTGCTGGTCGTGGATCCAGTCGGGCAGCTCCGGCTTGTAGTGCGTCAGCACCGCTCGCCAGCCGATCGCGGCCTGGAAGTGGTCGCCCTCGCGGGACTTCTGGGCACGGCACATGAGCCGAATGGCGTTACCCATCGGCATCCGTGACCGGCCTAACTTGTCGGGGTCGTACCACTTGCGACACTGCTCCATCGCCGTCGCGACGAATGGCACCAGCCACGGCTGCGTGAGGGTGTCGATATCTTCGTGGCAGATCACCTCCAGCCGGTTGAACACCATGCTGGCGAAGTTCTTCGAGGTGAGGTGCAGCTCGACAGCCACCTCCATCGCCTCGCGTTCCATGCCGCGGCGAATGAACTTCTGCAGCGCGCTGATGCAGTACAGCGCGTTGAGACCGTGGATTGTGGGCGGGATCCTGGACATGGTTTCTCCCTGCGGGTCTGGAAAATCGAGAGTTAGATTGTCATGCAGTGGGGGGTTCATCGGGCATCCATCGGGTAGTTGGACGAAAAGAAACGAGGAGCCGGGCACACGCCCGGCCCCCCGTGCTGCCTCAGTGAACCGCAGCACCCGACGCGGAGGCATCGGGTGTCGCGGGCTTGGACTCACCCGTCTGGGGTGCAGGCAACTTCGGCGCGAGGTTGGTGCGCAGCTGCTCGGCACGCAGCTTGAGACGCTCCACCTTCTGCAAGCTCGCCACTCGGAAGTGTTCGTGCTTGGTGGTCTTGGCATTGCGCTCGGACACCTCGATCTGCTCCTCGATCTTCGCGAGCGCAGTGCGCATCGCGTCGACGCCGAACAGTTTGATCGTGGCGGCCGGCAGCGCTTCGGCACGGCCCTCCTGGCCCATGATGTAGAGCAGCGCGTTCGGCACTTCGGAGAAGGCGAACACGCTCGGAGCCCGGGATCCAGGCGCCGACAGGAACGGGATGATGCCCTTGCTCTCCAGCGTCGCAGCCACGACGCCGGCGGACTTGAGGTACTTGCTGTCGATCTGCGACACAGCCAGCTGCTCGCGCTCGCCGCCCAACGATGCGCCCGCCTCGTCGACCACACGCTGGTAGTCGGGATACGGGCCGTCAGTCGGCTTCACCGTGAATTCGCCGATGCCGGCGATCTCCAGCAGCTTCATCGACGGGTGGCGCAGTCCGAACTGCACGCGCAGCTCGGCCGCCTTGCCGATGTACTTCACGACGCGCTCCAGCTCCTCGCGCGGGATGATGATGCCGCCACCCTGCGCCCAATCGAGCACGCAGCCCGGATCGAGGTGCGCGACGAACAGCCGGTGGCCGTCGGTCGCCACCAGGCGCAGCTGCTTGTCGTCGATCTGCTGGACCAGCACGCCGTTCAGGTAGTGCCGCACGTCACCCTTGGGCGCGATCGCGAGCGCAGCCGACAGGAACTTGACCGGCAGATCCACATGGGTCGCGGGGCCCAGTGCTTCGGCTTCGGCCTTCGGAGGAGTGGCCGCCGGCGCCGGCGCGATCGTCGCCACCACGGATTTTTCCGGGATGGTCGGCGAGGTGCTGGCCGCCTGCTGCATCGTCGCCGGCTTGTGGCCGTTGCCCGGCTTGTCGCCGGCCGGCACCTTCGCCGCGAGATTCTTCGCCATCCTGGCAGCGCTGGCGGCTTCGCGTTCCGCCGGCGTCTTGATCGAGCCGTTCGCGTTGCGGGTCGCAGGGACGCGGCCGCTGGTGAGGCTCGCGGTTTTCGCTTTCATCTTGCCGGCCTTGAGGCCAGCGGGTTTCTTCTGAGACATATGCCCTCCTGGGGGACTGTCATTGCCGGCCGGAATTGGCCGGTAAGAGAATTGTCCCCCAGGAAACATGGCGAAGCCATCACCATCGCGTCCTGTAAGTGTCTGATCGGTCCCATAAAAAAGGCGAGTTTCGGGCATGGAACCTGACGAAAACGAGACTTCCCGCACAGACGCACCTCAATCCGGTGCCGGGCCGTCGTTTCCTGCGCGCGTGATCGCGGGCCTCCTGGAGATCACCGATCGGCGCCTGCAGCAGCTCGCGAATGAAGGGTGGATAGCCCGACCAGTTCGCGGCCAATACAACCTGCGCGACTCGGTGCGCGGGTACATCCGCTATCTGAAGCAACACGCGCGCGAGAACACGCGCGGCAACGAGACATCGCGCCTCGCGCGCGCGCAGGCCACGAAAGTGGAAATGGAAAACTTCCGTCGCATGGGCGAGCTTGCGGCCTGGCCGCAGGTCGACGATCTCATGCACGGCCTGGTCGTGCAGGTGCGCACGGCCCACGAAGGCATCCCTGGGAGACTAGCTAGTGAACTCGCCGGCATCACCGACCCCCCAAAAATCTACCAGCGCCTACAGTCGGAACTTCGCGGAGTCGACAATCTTCTCGCTGATTATCTGGAAAAGTGCGCAGACTCTCTCGGCGCGATGCCGCAGCCTGGCGCGAGCGCTACGACCTTCGATCCGCACCACGCCGACGAAGTGGGCAGCGCAGAACCGGATGATGCCGCCGGACTCTCCGGAGCCGGGTAAGTACCGACCGCACCGCACCCCGTACATGATTCCACCGACCGACGAGGCGGTGGCAATGAAGTGGATTGGCATCGGCATCGTCTGTGGCACGCAGATGGGCAAGACCGCGAGCCTGATGAACATCCAGGGCGAGAAGCTCGACAACGATCCGGCGCCGTGTCTGTGGATCGGCCCGACCAAGAGCAACGTGGAGAACGTGATCGAGCCGCAGTTCGATCAGATGGTGAAGAACAGCGCGTCGCTCGCCAGCAAGGAGTCGAAGCAGCGACAGAAGAAACTGCTGAAGCGGATCGCCGGCACGATCATGCGGTTTGCCTGGGCAGGATCCGCGACCGAGATCGCGTCCATGCCCGCGCACACCGTCGTCGTCGACGAGGTGGACAAGTGCGAGGACATCCCCGGGCACGGCGACGTGGTGACCCAGGGCGAAGCACGCCTGTCGAACTACCGGCAGTCGGGCGGCATCCTGATCGCCACCAGCTCGCCGACGGAAGGATCCGTGGAGACGGTCAAGCACGAGGTCACCGGCCTCGAGCACTGGGGCGTCTCGGATCCCCAGGACATCGGCAGCAAGATGTGGAAGATCTGGCAGAACGGCACGCGCCACGAATTCATGGTGCCGTGTCCGCACTGCGGCGAGTACTTCGCGCCGCGGCTGCAGTATCTGACCGGCTGGCAGGAGGGCGACTCGCCGGCGAAGGCGAAGCGCAAGGCCAAACTACTGCACTGGCGTTGCGGCACCTTGATCGAGGAGCGCGACAAGGATGCGATGATCGCGGCCGGGCTCCCCATCGCGCCAGGCCAGTACGTCGTCGACGGCAAGGTGATGGGAGATCCGCCCGACAGCGAGTGGTACACGATCTGGATCAGCGGTCTCCTGTCGCCGTGGGTCTCCTGGGGGCAATCGGCATACGCCTGGCTGACGGCCGCGCGATCGCACGACGAGGCCACCATCCGCGGTGTGATCAACCTGCGCTTCGGCGAGCTGTTCCGACTGCGCGGCGAGGCGCCACCGTGGGAAGAGATCAAGAAGCTCTCGGCCGATTCCACCTACGACATGGGCATCGTGCCGAAGGGTGTGCGCAAGATCTTCATGACGGTCGACGTGCAGCAAGATCACCTGGTCGTCATCGTGCGCGGGTGGGGCGTGGAGCTGGAATCATGGCTCCTGCACCGTGAGGAGCTGTGGGGCAAGACCGATGAGCAGGAGGTGTGGAACCGCCTGGATGCATTCGCCGACAAGGGCTTCCAGGAACACGCCTATGACGCGATCGCGGTCGACTCCGGTTATCGCACCGAACAGGTGTACAGCTTTTGCGAGAAGCGACTGTCGACGGCCTACGCCACCAAGGGCCGCGACGCGCCGAACAAGCTCTACAGCGCGAGCGAAGTGGAGGTATTGCGCTCCGGCAAGAAGATCAAGCGGGGCCTGAAGCGCTGGATCTTCGATCACGGTTTCTTCAAGGGTTGGGTGCACGATCGGCTGCGATGGCCGCAGGATCAGCCGGGCTCCTGGCACTTGTTCAAGGGGATCGACGATGACTACTGCCGGCAGCTCGTCGGCGAGCAGCGTATGCGCCTGCCGTCCGGCAAGGTGCACTGGGTCAAAACGGGCGTGAATGACTGGCTGG